TCCAGAAGCTTGAGTTTATCCTCAAAGGCCATCCCTGTCTCCCCCTCCCTGGGGGTCTTCTGGGCGTCCTTCATCATGGACTCTAGGAGGGTCTTTCCCGCCTTGAGGGGGTCGATTTTCTCGGCCACTACTTGCCCATCCGCATTGAGTCGACGGCCTTGCCGCCCAGGTAGGCGACACCGGTCCACTTGGCGACTTCCGCCGTGACCCTCTTGACCGCGGCCACCCTGCCGGCAAAGCCCGCCTCCTTGTCGACGGCCTCGAGCTGCGCGCGCAACGAGTCGATCTGGTCGGGCTGCAGAGTCACGCCGGAGTCACGCAGGATTTCCTCGAGCTTGCCGACGCGGGTCTTCGGCCGCTCCCCGATCAGCACGTCGGCGAGCTTGTCGGCCATCTCGAGGCGGGCCTTGTGCGCGGCAACCGCCTCTTTGTTCGAGGCGGCCTGACGTTCCGCGATGGAGCCGCGGGCAGTCTCGGCCTCCTTTCGGATCGCCTTCACGTTGCCCTTGATGACAGCCTTGGTGTCCGCGATGTATTTGGCCTTGTCGCGGATCGCAGCCTCCATGCTCTTGATGTCGTGCGCGGCGCGGGCGACGGACTCCTGGTAGTTCAGGGCCATGCCCTCGCCGCCGGGAACCATCTTGTGCCAAGAGTTCTCAGGCTTCGCGCGCCACTTCGCCACGTCCTCGGCCGGCAAGTCGTGCAGCTCGTTGGACAGGTGCTGGGTGGCGATGCGGTTGAATGACTCCTCGCCCACCAGCTCGCGGAACTCCGCGGCACTGGCGTCCGACTTGAACGCGGCCTTCGAGAGGGCGGTCACGTCCGTCTTCGGCGGTGACTTATCGGTCTTGACGTACTCGAGGTCCTGCCTGCCAACAAGCTTCTGCGCGAGGTCGGACTGGAACTTGTTGATGCGTTCGCTGGCCTTTTTGTAGCCCTCGCGCGGCGCTCTGTCCTCGCCGACGTACTTGTGCAGGCTCTCCTCGAGCATGTCGCCAAGCTCTTTGAATTCCCGGCGGCTGATGTCGGTTGCGCCCTGCGCGAGCTTGTCATTCTGCTTCTTGCGGATCTTGCGAAGCTCCTCGTCGAGGAGCTGAAAGCGGGATGGCGCGTTTCCCTTGACGGCCTTCTTGCCCGGAGTGCCGGCCGATCCGGGAGGGCCATCCTCACTAAGCATTGCCCCGAAGTCCGGGGGAGCGCCGGGCACAGCGGCCTCCAACTCCGTCTCGGCGCCGAGAATCACATCCTTGAGTCGGCCGGCAGCGCGCGCCAGCTCCTCGCTCTTGTTGGTGAAGCCCTTCGCGTCGATCCGGCCCTCGATCTTCTCAAGGGTCTTCAAAACCTCGATGCCAGGCTCAGACCCGGCGAACGGGGAGCCGGTTTCCTCGAGCTGCTTGGCGTGCGAGAGGTAGTCGCTGAACGACGTGTCGTCGGCCTGGACCTTCATGGCCTCGGCTTCGGCCCGCTCCGCGCTCGTGCGAATGTCGTCGCCCACGCTCTGTCCCGGCTGCGCGCCGCGGACCTGATGAGGCTCCGGCAGGCCGGCCTCCTGCGCAGCGCGCTGGGAGAACTCGCCACGGCGCTTCTCCAGCCCTTCGCGCTTCTCCTTCAGCTCCTGCACATACCGCTTCATCGGGCCGGCGGCCTTGGCCTGCCCACCGATGTCGGCCTTCACGCCGGCATCGACGCCGCGCTCGCCCGCGGCGGCCTCCTCGGCGGCCTTACCCTGGTCGGCGACGAGCTTCTTGCCAGACGATACAGACACCTTGTCGCGCAGCCCGCGACCGGCGGCGGCGGCGGCCTTGCCAGCCTTGCCGACCGACGCGGCGACCTCGCCTGCAGGAACGGCCAGCTCGCCCAGCGCCTCGCCGACCTCGCCCGTGCCGCGGCCGGTCGGGTCACCGAGCTTTCCTGCGACACTTTGGACCATTTTCGCGCCAGACTGGATCGGATGGCGGATGGCGTTACCCATCGCGTCGAGGGCCGGCGTCTCGGTCGAGAGGTCTTCCTTGTCGAGGCTGCCAGTCTCGGCGCCGAAGCCCTCGGACGCCAGGTCTTCGACGGTGCCCAGGGTCCCTGTGATCGTCTTGCCCAGCGACTCGAAGTGGCCCTTCGTCGCGTTGACGAACTTCTCCCACTGGCTGTACTGCTTGGGCTCGCTCGAGCGCGCCTCCGCAATGAGGTTGCGCGGCGCATCCGCTGGCGCCGCGCTGGGCTTGCGACCTTCCAGCAGGTTCGCCACTACGGCGTCGCCTTCGTGAAGCCAGCCGCCTCAACCTCACGAATCACGTCCTCCCGCTTCATGCCGGGGTTCGCTGCCATCGTGTCTTCCACGTCCTTGTCCGTGTAGGTCTTGCCCTTGTGTGCCGGCAGCTTCGACTCAGGCGCGGCGCCAGCGCGCGGGTCCGGCTGCGCGCCGTAGTCCGCAGCGCCCAGCTCCATCGCCTGATTGCGCCAAGTGTCGAGACGGTTCTGCGAGCGTCGCAGCGCCTCGCCGATGACGTTCGCGTCGCGCTGCAGCTTCGTCTGAATCTCCGCGGCGCTGTCAGTGAGTATTTCCGGCGCGGTGCCGGAGAACAGCTTATTGAGGAACAGGTTGCCGCGCGTGCCGGCCGGCATGTCGATGCCCACGAGGGCCGCTTTCAGAGACTTGATGTTGCCGACGAACTCGCCCAGCTCCGGATCGGTCGACATTGCCTCGAGGAAGCGCGCCCAGTTGCCAGGCACGTTGATCTTGTCGCCGTTTTCCTTCTTGTAGCGGTCGACCAGCCGCGGCAGCAGCGTGATGCTGTCCTGCACGGCATCGTTCGCCTGATTCAGGCGCGTGAGGCCGGACTCAGCCTTGTCGACCTGTTCCATCGCCTTCAGGCGCATCGAGAGAGACTTCCCAGTCATATCGGTGTTGAGCTTCGCCAGGCGAGCGTTCTGCAGGTTGAGCTGCTGCATGGCGCGTTCGTACGCAGTGTGTTCGGCCGCGATGTTCTTCGCGTCCTGCCGATAGTCGCCGGCCATCGTGCGGTACGCGGCAACGGCGTCGGCCTCGGCGCCGATCTTGCCCTTGCGCCAGGCCATGTTCTGCGTGTAGACCTCCATCTTGTTCCTCCAGTCTTCCTGGACGGACTTGTAGTTGTCCTGCCACGCCTTGTACGCCTCGTCGTACCGCTCGCGGTTGCCTTCCGACGTTCCCTCAACGATGCCGGTGAGCGCGCCGAGCATGTTCTGGCCGGAGAGCCCTGCGGCCTTGCCGCCGAGCGCCGTCAGGATCATGAGCATCGGGCTCGCCTGCTTGGCGAAGTCCGCAAACTGCGGCGCCGCCGAGCGCGGCAGCGGCGCTTCAGGCGGCGGGGGCGACGACATGAAGGAGTGAAGCTCCTTCACGTACGGGTCCATCTCCTCCTCGGCCTTGCCCTCCATCTCGCCGGCTTTCCCCATCGCGGCGATGTACTTCGGGTCCTTGGAGGGATCGTCGGAAGCCGGATCGGGCGCCGCGCCGGCCACGGCCGCAGGCTTAAATCCCGGAACAGGCCGCTGCGGCACGCGGTTGACCGGAACCGTACCGCCCTGCAGGAGAGGGCTGGTCGGAAACTGCCCCGGAGCGATGCCTTCGGGGTGCATGACAGTCGGGAGGCCAAGTTCGTCCATCACGCACCTATGTACTGGCGGTACTGCGGCAGGATCTTGCTGGGGTCACCGCCCTGCGCAATGTAGTCCTTAACGAGCTGCGCGTAGGAGGTCCCTGCGGACTGACCATTGAGGGGTCCCAGCGGGTTCCCGGACGCGCCGCCGCTCATGTACTGGTCGTAGAGCGACATCGCGTCCATCGGGCTCATGTTGAGAGAGGTCGTTTCCGCCTGCGCGCCCGCCGTCTGGAACTTGTTTACCGCGTCGTAGCCCGGCTGGCCCTCGAGGATCGTGCCGCCCGTCAGCGGATTGCCTACCGGCGTGCGGTTGGGGTCGGCGCCGATGCCAAGCGAGCTGAGAAGGCCGGAGTCGTAGGCCATGCCCGCGAAGGCCGCGGCGGGTCCCATCCACGCGCTGCCGGCAAGGCCGCCGGCTTCGGCAGCTCCGTCCGTGGCGATGGACGGGGCCACGTCAGCCCCCATGCCCGCGATCATGTTGGAGGCCGCGGTGTCACCGGCAGCGGCGAGCCCTGCGTCACCGAATGCAGAGGTCAGGCCGGTGCCGAGCGCATCGGCGCCCACCGCGCCGCCAACATCAGTGGCAATCGACGGGAGTACGTCCGCACCCATCCCGGAAATCAGGTTGCTTGCGGCCGTGTCACCGGCCGCAGCCAGGCCAGAGTCGCCGAATGCCGATGTAATGGCCGTGGTCGGCGATCCGGAGCCGAAAATCTTGTTGATGATCGACTTGACGCCATTGGTCAGCGTGCTGCTGAGTCCGCCGCTGCCGCCCGAACTGCCGCTGGCAGACGAACCTGTGTTCATGCTCTTGGCGAGCGCGCCGAACAGCGTCTGGAGCTGCCCGGTCAGCGCGGTGTTGCCCGCGATCTGCAGCTTGATCGACTCCTCGAGCGGACCCAAGCCCGCCGTGATCGTCGACAGCGCGTTCGACAGGTTCGTGTTCACGTCCTTGACGGCGTTCTGGTAACCGGCAACCGTGTCTGCGCCACCCTGCTGCTGCAGGTCGGTGCCCTGCTTGTACGACGCCTCGCCCGTGGCGAGGTTGTTCGACAGGAGCTGTCCCTGAGTCTGCATCGCCTGCGACTCGATCTGCGCGTCGATCTGCGCGAGCGTCGTGGAGTCCACGTTCGCGCCCAGCGACTGCCGCGCGAGCGCCTTGGCCTGCGCGATCTTCGCGTCGAGCTGGGCCTGCTGCCACTGAGGAAGCCTGCCAGCAGTGTAGTCGCTCATCGCGGTCTTGCCGATCCCGATGAGAGGGTCGGCTTCGCCCGTCAGCGTCTTGCCGGTGTCTGTCGCGGAGGTAAGCGCGGACTGCTGAAGGGGAGTGAGCTGCTGGTACTTGCCGAGCTGGTCCAGGCCGCTGTTAAGAAGTGGCGTCGACACGTCGGTCAGAGGCTTCGCCAGCGCGGCATTGTCCTGCTTGGCCTTGTTCGCCTCGTAAAGACCGGCGGCGGCGCCAGTGGCAGCGCCAGCATTGCCGCCAGTCAGATTGTTGAGTCCACTGAGGAGGGTGCTTGGGAGCGACGTGATTGTATCCCACCAGTTGCCGCCCGAGGAGCTGGCCGGCGCGCTCGAGCTGGCAGGGGCCGAGGACGAGGGCGACGGGTCAGATGCCGGCAGGACCGGGGAGCTGTCGAGCGGCGCCGATCCGCCATAGGGCGCCAAGGCCCCGGCGAGGGACGTGTCCGAAAGGCCGCTCTGATCCTGTGCTGTAGCCATGATGCACCTTATACCACCGCTAGGCGGGGATTCCTAAAGACTGGTCAAGCCGGCGGTGCAGGTCGTTGTGGATCTGGTGCCACCGATAGAACTTCTCCTCGGTGTCCCACTGCATTTCAAGCACCTGGGCACCTACCGTCTGGTCCGGCTGCATGAACTGCATCAGCGTGCCGTGCTGCATCATGTGGGCGCCGAACCACTCCGGGCTCAGAGGACCTTGCAGGGACCTTGCTGGCAGCGGAATGCCCGTGCGAGCGATTGCCTGCCGCTCCAGGTAGTGACGCTGATCGTGACCATCCAGCCAGTTCTGCAGGCCGGACTCGTCACCGAACGCCATGTTCCCGAAGGGCGTGACAATCACTTGAAGAACACCTGATGTGCCAGCAGCGTCGCCATGCCCGCAAGCACGCCGTAGCCGATCTTCATGAGGATCTTCTTCAGCTCCGCGAGGTCATCTTTGAACCCAGCGTGCTGGTCGATTATGCCCTTGTATCTCTCGGCGCAAACCGCCTCGTGAGTGTTCACTTTGCTCTCAACCTCCGAAAGTCTGTCCCCCAGTATTTCCATATCCATGACTAGCCTTATTAGTAGAAGACTTTGAACGTGTATCCCGTGGCATTAATCATTCCGGCGAAGGTGCCAGTTGTCCATGCCCACTGTGAGCATGTGACGCCGTTGAACGCGCCGAACGTGAAGGTCGCGGCGCTCGCCAGGAGCGATCCGGCTATGCCGGAAGATCCGACGATTGATCTGAAGAACCCGGCGCCCAAGCTCGAGCCTGACAGGATGTTGAACTGGAACGCGCCGCCGCCGCTGTTGTAAGCGATATAGGCGACCGTGTTCGTCCCCATCTTCGACTTCGGAGCGACAGAAGTGAGCGTGCCGAAGTTCACGGTTCCGGCGCCATAGCCGATGTTCGTGCCGTTCGTTCCGGACGTGATGACCACCGCCGTTGGCGAGAAACCATCCATCCCTCTTGCCATGAAGCTCATCAGGCAAACCCGTTCATCAGGTTGGCGTACCAGAAGCCCGTGGAGCTGCGGAACGTCGCAACCAGAAGGTCTACTGAATTGATGGCGGTCGACAGGACGCCAGCCACGCCGCCCGGCCACTTGAAGCTCGCGGGCCATGTCATCGTGCGCGAGCCGGTCGCGTCCTGCGTCAAGAACCAGTTGATAGTCTGCCCGTCCTGAGCGTTGCTGATCGTGTACGCGCTGGTGACGTTGCCAGTCAGCGTCGTCGTGTAGACGTTTGCGCGCGTCGCGTCGATTGCACCTGCGGCGGCAGAGAACGCGATAGCGACAGGCGGCGTTGCGGCGCTGCCGCTGACCGTCAGGCCGGCGTTAGCCGCCGTCGGAGCGGCGATACTGACGGCTCCAGCGGAAGAGACGACAAGCCGGTTCAGGTTGTTGGTTGCAATGGTGTAGGAAGCTGCGCCCGTGGTTCCGGTCCACAGCGGGTCAGTGCTGGAAGTGTAGAACGACCAAGACGTGCCGCCGACGCCCGTGTTCCAACCAAGGCCGACGCCAGAGGCCGCGCCGGTGGAGTTGAGGGTGAGCGTGTTTGTCGCAGTCAGCCCGCTGACCGTCAGTGCGCCGCCGCTACTCGGCGCGTTGATCGTGACGTTGCCAGCGGCTGTAGTAACGATTCTTGGAAGCGAATTCGTGTTGATCGTGAACGATGCCGCTGCCGCCGTGCCTATCGCTAGTGGATCTGTAGACGAGCTATAGATGTTCCAAGCGTTGCTAGTGATGCCTGCGTTCCAACCAAATCCCATGAGTGCTGAAGCGCCGGTAGACGTAAGGGTGAGTAAGCCTGTGCTGGTCAGTCCGCTGATAGCAAGCGCAGTCCCGCTACTCGGCGCGTTGATCGTGACGTTGCCGACTGATCCAATTATGACGCGAGCGGTTCCGTTGCTTGCCAGCGCGAACGGCGTCGCCGCAGCAGAGCCTATAAACGATGTATACGCTGTGGTTCCACCAATAACGCCAGAGCCGCCGGAGCTTTCGATACCGAGCCACAGTTCGCCGCCCGTATTCGAGAACCGCGCATAATTGAACGCCGTCGTCGTTCCGCCGATGTCGAGCGAGCGGTTCGACGTCGCCGCCGGCCCTGTTAGCGTTAGCTGAATTCCGCTGGCCGTGGCAATCGTTGTTGCGCCGACCTCATTGATTGTAACGGCGCTGTTGGTGATGCCGGAGCCGTAGGCGTTCGACGTGCCAATGACGATCTTCGAGCCGGAGCCGGTGAAGATCGCGGCGATACGCGCCTTCGGGTTCGCCGTGCTGTCGCTGAAGTCGATGCCGCTGTAGTCGTTCGTGGACGTAGCGCCGCGTACCTGAAGGCCGAGGCCAGTCAGGCCGGTGAACGACGTTAGGCCGGCGACGCCGACGAGCGCGTGGCTGCCCGCAGTGGGCGCGGCAACCGTCAGGAGCCCAGTGGCCTTTGCGTACGTCAGGCCCGTGGCGCCATTGAGGATGCCGCCGTCGTTGAACTGCACCTGGGTCGTCGATCCGCCGGCCACGCCAGCGCCAGCGAATGACAGGAGCTGGAAGTTCGTGCCGTCGTAGACCAGCTTGACGATGGAGCCGACGACAATGGCTCCGGCAGGAATCACGCCTCCAGTGTTCGTGACGATGCTCTTGGTGCCGAGCGCGTTGACTGTGATCGTGCTGGCGCCGGTCGTGGTGTTTGCCGCCTTGACGAACAGCACCAGGCCCGCGGTGTACGCGACTACCTGCGGCGAAGCGACAGTGACGATGAGCGAGTTAGGCGTGCCCGAGGAGTCGACGTAGTAGTTCGAGAACGAAAGAAGCGAGTTGACGGCCGTGTAGACCGTCGACAGGTCTGTGTCGAGCTGCGCCAGAGGGATAGGACCGCTCTGGTTGGCAAATATGTTAGGGACTGTGATTGAGGCTGCCATGTCTTATCCACCTATCGGTTGCTGGCGCTCCAGCGCGTGCGCAAGGAGTAATCCATAATCATCGAGTTGACTTCCAGGATCGACCCAGCCCCAAGCGATCCGGAAAGGCCCACGTAGCGGCCGAAAGCACCGCCTGCGTCTCCGTAGTACAGAAGATAGTTGCTCGTATACCAGCCCACGTTCACCAGCAGGTTGTTCTGCCACTGGACTATCTGGCTCGAGTTGTTGGCCCACTGCACTGTTCCGAGCGCAGCGGACGTGAGGAACGGCGTCGACGTGTTCGGCGTGTCGATGTTGAGCGACAGGCTCGCGCCGAGCTGCTGAATCGTCATCTCGAAGCCCGCGCGGAAGACCTCCTTGTCGGCAATCTGGTCTTCCATCGGCCACAGAGCGGTCTGCCACGAGCACGCAGGGCCAGAATTGGTGTTCTGGTAAAGCTGGTACAGCTTGTTGCCCAGCAGGCCGAACAGAATTGGCTGATTCGACTTGATCCCGGTCGCCACGAACGTCAGAGCGCCGTAGTTGGTGAACCACCACTTCTTGTCGAACACGCTTGCGACGATGACGCGCGTGCCCACAGCAGGATCGTTTGCCTGCTTCATCAGGAACGACGCCTGCAGGATGCCGTTGACCTTCGGGGAGCCGCCTGAAATCGGGAATGTCGTGTCGAGGTACTGGAAGGTGCCGTCGATGTCGTCGCTGATCTTCTCCGCGGTGACGCCCGTGAGCTTCCAGAAGCCGTAGCTGTTGGCAAAACACAGGTCGCGGTTGAAGACGAACACCGAAGCCGGGTTGTCGCACCCGATAATCGCCTGCACGTTCAGGATCGAGAACACAGGAGCCGGCGGGCTTGCGCCGGTCGGGATGTACACGTCCGAAATGACGAAAATCGACGACTTGCCCAGGATGTACAGGTAGCCGTTGGCGCTGAACAGGCGCGTCGACTCGCCGCGAAGCTGCGGGTCGGTGATGTTCTGAGTGATGGCGCCAGAGACGAGCGTGAAGTCCGTGATCGAGTTGATTGCCGACACGTACAGGGCGCGACCGGAGTAGAGCCACACTCGGTTTGAGAACACCGCGATGTCCGGAGACGACGGGGAGCCCGGAATGATGCCGCCAGTGATGGCCGCCGAGAACGTCGTGCCGTCCCACGAGTAGTACCCGTTGGTGTCGAAGAACAGGATGTACTGGTTCTTCCACTGATCCATGCGCGAGCCGCCACCAGACAGAAGGTGGCCTGCATTGATCTGGGTATTGGTGTTCGACCCGATGTTGTACGCGAAGACCTTGCCGTTCGTGGCGAAGGAAATCAGGTAGTCGGTGCTGTTGATGTTCGCGTACTCGATCCAGTAGATCGTGTCCGTCGAGTAGTCCACCAGCGCCGAGGAGATGTCAGGGATCGAGTGCAGATTGGCCGCGCCAATCGGCATCATGTTCACGAGGTCGTAGAAGCTGTCTTCCGGGATCGCAACACGGGTCGCCTTGGTGTAGACGCCCTTGAAGTTCTTCAGGTACTTCGTCGAGACGTTCTTCTCACCCTTCTGCAGCGTTTCCTTCTGGGGGGACGGCATGGCTGTCCACCATCAGGATGCGTAGTGGTTGGGGATGTAGCGCCCCATGAAGGACGCCATCTCGGTCTTCGCCTGCGACACGTACATCTTCTTGAAGATGTCGGCCTCGCCCATCGCCTGCTCCTTGAACTTCGCAAGGTAAGCAGCGTAATACTTGACCGGCGTCGTGAACGGGTCCGGGATCGGCTCCGCGGTCGAGTCGTTCACGAGGGCCGGCGGCGTGAGGGCAATGTCCCAGTCGCTCTGGTAGGACTGGTCCGGCAGGGGTCCGACGTAGATCGACAGCGACCCCATGCGCGAGAAGCACACCGGGCGCGACTGCATGTTGTTCCAGTACCGGAACTGCCGGTCAAACCGATCCCACCCGAGCTGCGTGAGCTTGATGCGCGTGCCGCCCCACAGGACGTTGATGCCCATGACATCAATGACCGTGTAACCGGACAGGCTGGGAGTCACCGACCCGAGCGGGAGCGCCGAGATGAGGTACTGCTCAACACCCGCCGTCAGGGTGACGAGGTTGACGAGCTGCTGACGCAGGCAGCGCGAATCCTTGCAGATTCGGTTGCGCCCGTCGTTGATGTAGTCGGTCAGCTCGCCGTCAGTCCAATACTGGCCGTTCGGATCATGCAGGAGTCTGCGGACCTGAGTGATGTACGTCGAAAGTGCCACTCAACCTCCGCATCAGAAAGTCCCCGCCCCCTCCTCGTCTTCGGCATCGTCCTTGGCATCGGCCGGGGAAGAGGCCGAAGCCCCCTCCCCGGATTCCGCACCGACATCTGCCAGGGGGGTTGGGCTGCCGGTCTTGGTCGTGGTCCGCGACTTCTTGCCGCGTGCCACCTGAATGTCTGCGGCGGGCGAAGGAACATCCCCGAACTGGATGTCCTTCAACCGCTCCAGGCCCTCTTCGTAGCTGCCCTTTGTGAGCCAGCCGAGACGCAGGAAGGCGTTGGTCTTGTCCTGCTGCCCGAACCCGAAGATGTGCGCCGCAGCCAGATGGTGAACATCCGTCGCGTCGCCCTCCTCGAAGATGTAGTCCACACCGTCGTACCGGCCCCTGATGGTGACACCGGTACGGTTGGTGACTCGCACGTACTCCGACAAATCCAGCGTACTCATGACTCCCCCTTACGCTTTGTCGCTTACGCGACGATGGACAGACGGCTGGTCGCGGTCGTGCCGTTGGCGATCAGGATGTCCTGCGGGCCGAACCGCATCTGACCGGAGGCCGAAGCCGCCAGCAGCGTGCGGAAGGTCGGCGCGACGGACGGCGTGACGCCACCGTTGACCGTTGCATCCAGCGGGATGAACGTGTTGTCCGGGTTGTACTGCACCGCGCAGTTGGCACCCAGGGACAGGTTCACGCACTGGGCCGAACCGTAATACTGCTGGGTCGTGCCCAGCGGCAGGTTCGCAGCACCCGACAGAAGCGCCGACTGGAACACCGGCAGGAACACCGGGTTGAATGTCGTGCCGGTGATCGTCGCCGTCAGTACCGTCGAGTAGACCGTGAAGGTCGTGGCCGACGGAATCGACAGGATGCGGAAGATCTGGTTCAGCAGGACACCCGTACCCGTCAGGACCGTGGCGGCCGTGGCGAGCTGGATGAAGTAGTTCGGCAGCGTGTTGGCTGCCGGGCTGAACGTCAGACCATGCGCCGCGTTGGTCGTGATGGTGCAGATGTTGTTCGAGTTCACCCAGGTCGCACCCGCGCCCAGGGGGATGACGAACTGCGTCGTCGACTGTTCCGGGAAGTAGTCGAGCCCCGGAACTGCAATCTTGAGGTCAGACATGGCTCTTGTACTCCGTTAGATGGTGATGCTGCCGACGTTGGTGATCTTCACCGCGGTCTTCGGCTTGGTCAGCACCAGCTCCGCGATGGTCAGCACCGCGCCGATGTAGCCGAGCTGGTAGTTCGACAGCAGCGACTCGAAGCCCGTGAACGCGAAGGCCGCCTGATCGTGAACGTACAGGTTCAGGTAGTTCGAGTTCAGGAAGTAGACCGTGCCTTCCGGGCAGTACGGGTCTGCATACACCGGCACGCCGGCAACGTCGATGGCCCGGAAAGCCGAGCGCGGACGGTCGGCGTCCGAGTCGAACCCGTTGCCCGGCTGGATCTGGTAGGACTCCGCGGACACCACGTCCTGCGCGAGGCCCAGCCAGGTGCCGATGCCGCAGACGCCGAAGGTCGGCATCTCGGAGCCGTACTTCTGCGCGCCCGCGATGTACTTCAGCGCGTTGGCGCGCGTGAGGTTGGCGGCCGAGTTGTTGTACAGCTTCGACTGCCACCACTGGTTCGCGGTGCGGTTGATGTTGCCGTAGGTCACCAGGTTCGTGCCGTCGTCGACGGCGCCGTTGAGGCCCACGAGCTGCTGGTTGTTCGACACGTTGTTGAACAGCGCGTTCGAGAAGGCATCCACCATGCTGTTCGTCGCGTCGTTCATACGCGCTTCGATCAGCGGGATGATCGCATGGTCCATCTGGACCGCGCCTTCCATACCCAGGAACGGGATGGGGGTGACGATGGCCTTCAGGTTGAACTCGCCCAGGAACGCGCCCTGCTGGGCCTGCGGCTGGTTGAACGAACCGGAGTAGTCCGTCCACTGCGAGTTGACGAACGGCTGGCCCTGAACCGGGACCGACACGCTCGAGACGCCGCCAGAGGCGGTCTGGGCATTCGCCAGCAGCGCCGCGATGGTGGGCGATGCCTGGTAAATCTGCACCACCATCTTGGGAATGAACGCGCGTCGCGTGACGTACGTCAGTTCGTTGGCGATGGGGCCTGCCGCCGGAACGATACCGCTGCCGAAAACTGCCATGATCCTTTACTCCAGTTGCGCCGCACTGCCCCCGCAGCTTGGTTGAAAATTATCGCGCAGCCACTCGGCCGCTTCTGAGGTCGTTGATCGCGCTGAAAGCCTCGGAGCGCGCATAGGCATTCCGATTCTTCCAGAGGTCCTTGTTGTCGGGCATCGAGTGCGGCGCCATCTCTGCCGCAGTCGGCTTCGCCAGCGCCCGCTCCTGCTGCACGTACCGGATGGCCGTGTCGTAGTCGCCGATCTTCTGGTCGACCATGACCTTTTCGACATCATCTGGGACAAGACCTGCGGCGCGGATGCGGTCGTGCGCTTCCGCGCGCCGACGCGACTGAAGGGCCTCGAGCTGGGAATTCTCCAGCCGCTCGATTTCCTTCTTGTGGGCAGCATCCTGCGCCGCAAGCTGGTCTTCCATCTCGATGTCCGGAGCCCGGAAGTTCGGGTCCTGCTCTTTCGCCTTGCGACGAATCTGCTTGGCGATGTCCGGATTCTTGTTCACGAACGCCAGCAGGTTAGCAGCAGCCTGCTGCTCCGCGGGTGAAAGGTCTTCGAGAGATGCCATGATCGTTACCCCCTAGGTAGCGTTACTTGGTGTGCTTGAACGGCACTTTGGAAATCGTGCCGGCCGGCGACTTCACGCCGAACGTGTTCTTGTGAACGCCGCGCGCACCGCCGGAATCCAGGCCGCCGAACTCCATGTAACGGGGCGGGTTCACGATCTGCCCGTTGTGGCTCGCGTTGTCCTGCGGGTCGCGGATCTTCAGCGAGGTCGAGGGATCGAAAAGACGGTTGCCACTCATGGTCTTGTCCTCACATGGGAGCGGGTAGCGGGGCAGGGCCGGCCGGCGACGGCAGACCCGGAGGCGGCTTGCCAGGTCCGGCGAGCCCTGAGATTGCCTGCGAAATTTCCGCGGGCATCAATTCTTTGTCCTTGCCTTCAGTTTCGCCGAACGCTTTCGTCAGCGAACCGATGGCCTTCATTATCGCCTTGCCTTCCTCGCCTGTCGGCGGGTAAGCCTGCAGAGCCTGCGTCAGCTTCTTGACGCATACCTGCACGTCGGCGCGCGCTCCGGCGAGGTTTCCCTCTTTCTTGCCGGGCACCATCATCGGAGATGAACCGGGACCCGGAGGCGGCGCGCCGCCCGGCGGTGATCCGCCTGGGGGCATCATTGCCTTCATCTGGGGTTCGGGTACGCTCATGAGTTGGCGTTCTATCGCCCTTGGAATCTGAAAGTCAACAGGGTCTTTGCATCGGGCAGTAAAAAGCCGGCGAGGATTTCTCCAAGCCGGCTCCTATGAGGACAGTCGTTGTGGACTGGATCGCGTATTACCGCGCTTCAGCCGGCACAAACGGAAGGGTTACTTCCGCTTGGCCTTACGACCGCCACGGCGCTTGCGACGTGCCATGTGATTGCTCCTGCAATTCCGCCTGCCCCCCTAACGAATTCGAGTCAACTACCGGCGCATCTTGCGCTTGGAGTGACGCTTGCCGCGCTTGCTCATGGGACACCCTTCAGGTTGGGTTTGCCGGGCTTCGGAGGAGGAGCTGCTGCAGCTTCGGCCTCTTTGGCCTTCTGCTCTGCGGCTTCTATCTCAGTCAACCGCAGTTTTAGCAGTTCCTTCATCGGCACGTCAAGCAGCTCCAGCAGCGACTTGCGGTCGATGGCCTTCGCCTTGAACAGCTCGAAGGCAAGTTCACGCTGGTCTTCCTGGAAGATCGGCGAGTTGCTGTGCGCGTCCACCTTCACGATGAAGTCGTCCGGGAACTGGTCCAGGATGAAGACCTCGCCGCTCTCGTTGCGCAGCCGATCCTTGGTGTACGCCTTCAGCAGCTTCATGAACGTGGTCGCCAGCTTCTCGAGCTGATCCTCCACGATGAGCGCGCGCTTCTTGGCGCGCGAGGAGCCGAGGCGAGCGAGGTTCGCCGCGTGCCCCTGCGAGCGCACGCCGCTCTCGCCCTTTCCGGAGATGACGTTGGTGATGCCCGACGCCTCCTCGAACATCTGGTCGATTTCCCGGATTTCCTTGTACAGGTCCTCCGGCATCTGCGGCGCCAGCGACTCCATCTTCGCGCCAGGCATGTCCGCGGCGATGACGCCTGCGGCCGTATCGAGCGTATCGGCAATCTCGTCGATGCTGCCGTTGAATCCGGAGCCGAACTTCGGCGGCCGTGCCTGCAGCTCCAGGATGTGCTGGATCTGGCCCTGCCGGATGTTGCGCATGTTCTGCAACGGGATCAGTTTATCGACTTCGCTGGCGCCCCAGAAGTAGTCGTACAGCGGATTCGGGCAGACCTGAATGAACGGCTGGTCCTTCGGGATGAAGAGTCCCTTGAGCGGCCGGTCGAAGATGACAGTGTTGGGATCGGCCATCGTCACGATGCGGTAGTCGCCAATCTCGTCGTCGAACACGTACAGCTCGCACATCTGCACGAGCTTTTCGTCGACGACTGGGCGGTACTTGTTGAGCGCATCGAGGCTGAAGTTCACGTTGCCGATCATGTTCGGCTGAGACTGCGAGGTCACGATCTGGTCGATTACCTGGTTGCCGCCGCCCTCCATCGGCCGCGGCGTCGCCGTGACCGCCTTCATGATCTGCTCCATGCGCGGATGCGGGATGCTGGCAAGGTCGCGGTGAAGCTGAGACTCGGCGATGTAGTACCAGTGGCAGAACGCCTCCTGCCGATCAAGGCCGCACACGTCCTCGCGCAGCACACCGAAATCGTGAGGCTCAACGCAGAACGGTTCGATCTGAGATGACTTCACGCGCATCTTGATGAGCATGGTCGCGTAGCAGAACGACCACTGCATCGCCTGGCCGAACACAAGGTCGGTGTTCGACAGGTGCCAGTTCTCGTTGAGGTAGTGCTGCGCGGCGCCGATCTTGCCCTTCTCGAGGTCAGACTCCGACACGGACACGTCGACAGAGAAGCGCGTCGTCTCACCGGAGTACATCAGCGCCGTCAACTGGTCGATGTGAGAGTAAATCTTGTTGACGATGTTTTCCTGCGTGACCGGCGCGGCACCGTTCAGGAAATAGGATCGCCAGACGTTGTAGTTTTTCTTGCGCTCCTCGCGCGTGACGCCGCACTTCTTCACAAGGTCGGCGTAGAACGCCGGAAGTTCGTCGTGCTTTGTGGGGAGCTTCATTCGGGCCACTTCTCCGGCTTCTCGACGCGGCCTTCAATTCTGGCCGGGAGCTGCTTCGGCAAACCGCCGACATCAGCTATCGCGTGACCCCCTTGTAACCCGAACTTACCCGGCGATACGGCCGCCGGCTTCTCGCCGCGCTGGCTCCAGCCGGGCTTCAAGTGGTTCAGCTCCATGCCGCCCCACTCGGGCTGCATGATTTCGCCACTGCGCAAGTCCTGCATCATGTTCCCCGTCCGACCCTTCGGTTTCCCGTCGCGGCCGAGGTTCTGCATCACACTCTTGCCATCATCGCGCCCGGATTTCAAGTCGGACAGGCCGAAATCGTGTGCCAGACCCTTCTGGAGGGCGTCCAGGCGGCCCTTTACGACCGTTCCGACCTTCGGAGCGGTGCGAAACTCCCGCGTGACGAACCTTTTCGGGCATCCCTTGGGGCATTTGGCGACCTCATCGCCCTTTACGAACGCCTCGAAGGCACCGTGAGCGGCGCAAACCCATTCTTTCAGCACGGCCATCAGCGTTTCCCCCAAGGATTCATGAGCCGGGCGGCTCCATCTGGATTGTGCATCGGTGCAAGCTGCGCGTCACTCTGCCGAAGCATCACTTTGAGCCCCTTCGTCGACATACTGATGCTCCCGCGGTAGAACGGAGGGCACGCAAGGGGCTGAGGGTTGCTCGCGGGCCTGATGATGTAGCCGCGAACGCGCCCTATGGCGTCGCGCTTCGTCACTTCGGGCAGGTAAAGCCCTGCCAGCACGCGCTTGAAGGCCGCGGTCTGCCTGATTCGCACGCCAAAGCGGTAGCGACGCAGGTTTCCCGTCTCGAAAGCCTTCTTGAAGTCGCTGCGCGCGCTCGCGTCGATGTTCATTGCGGCCAGCAGCACTATCGGGATGCCCTTGTAGGGGCTGTTCGGATTCGTCGTGAGCCACAAATAGACGTGCTGGAAGTGCTTGTCGTTCCACGCATCCTCCGAATCCTCGCCCCACTCGCGGCTGATCTTCATGTCCGCGTGATCCCGCGAGCCCTTCCGATGCGTACGTTCGTCTCTTTCACGTCGTTCTTGGAGTACAGGACCCCAAGATCCTTCATGTACTGGCGCACCATGCGCGATCCTGCGGCCGTGGCGCCCGACATGCTCTGCTCGAGCGCCTGCTGCTTGTCGTTCACGTAGTTCAGGCCCTGCGACATGAGCTTCGTGCGCACCTGGTCGTTCCACGCGAGGATGGCAAGGGCCGCCGCGACAACCCTGTCGTCCTTCCTGTGGTCTGGCGCTGACGGCGCGGAGCCTGCGACACGCTGGATCGCAGTCATTTCCGACACCAGTTCGCGGCTGACGGGCACCGCCATCTTCCTCTCAATGTAGTCGCGCATCATGTTCATCATGCGTTCCTTCATCTGGAAGTTCGTCTGCGTGTGCAGCGCGCCCGGCGTGCCATAGATCGAGTCGTACTTGCGGTACATGAAGTCGCGCATCGAGCCCAGCACGTCCTTCAGCACCGGTCGGGCGCCAGCCATGCCAAACGCGCGCTCCTTGCGCATGTTCTGAATCTCGTTCAGCACCGCATGTCCCGGCCCCGATACCTCGAGGTTGAAGGTGCAGGGCCCGTAGGCGCCGCACAGGTAGGCTATCGCCCACGCGAACTGCGCAGTGGTCATCTGGTAGTCGACGAATTCGGCAACCTGCTCCGCGCGATCCGCCCACACGCGCCAGGCGCTGATGACGAACCCGTCTGCGTTCTCGCTTGATCCGTAGGCGGGATCGGCGCCAAGCACGTAAAACGCATGTTTTTCAGGGTTTTTCCACACTTTCAGCGTGGCGTTCTTGGCATTGGACGAGACTACTTCCGTCTCGAAGAAGTTGTCCTTGAAGGTGAGCCGGAAATACTCCGGCGCCGGCACGCGGTTGACATCGGCGTAGAGGCGCGACAGCTCGACCGCGTTGAAGAACTGGGAGCCCGACGCCTGGAACGCCTGCGTCTCGGTCCACGGGTACTCCTGCAGGCGAAGGCTCTCGTCGGTCTGCTGTTCGGCGGCGAGCCAGCGCCACCAGGCTATCTGATGGTCGTCAATCTCCACGCCGTAGAGTTGCTTGACCTCGCGCGACCATGCTTTCTCCTGTGCGGAGAACTTCACGCTGGCGCCTGCGTAGACCTTGTACAGCGGATCGTCGGGTCCGATCCGGTACATCTCGTTGGCCCACCAGCTTACAAAGATCGCACGCTGCGAAGCGGCTTGAGTCGCTTCCTCCCACTGATCGTAGAACAGATTCTCAAACCCTCGCGCCGTCGACTCCCAGTGATAGAGACGATACGGGTTCTTCTGCGCAAGTGAGGCACGTAGAGACGCAAATCCTTCAGGATCGCCCCAGGACGACATCTCGGTTGCATGGAGAAAAGATATGGCTGCAGAGCGACCAAGCGACCCCTTACCAGACTTCTTCGTACCAGCGACTCGGTAGAGAAACTTCGTGCCAGTGGAAAGCACGAGCTGATTACGGTTATGGTCCTTGATCCCGCGGCGCCACTCATCCGGTAGCGACGAGTAGTAAAGCTCCAGTGTCGTGCGAAACGCATCACGGGCTGAGTCCTCGTGTACGGCCAGCATCCCGTTCATGCCCTTGTGCTTCATGAGCCAGAACAGGTCCAGTGCCAGCGAGATGGTGGAGATGCCGGCCTGTCGGCACTTGAGGGTCACGAAATCGTGGATGCCCTCTTCAAGTCCCTCGACGATCTTCTGCAGCACCCATGTCTGTGTGCCGAGAAGGGAGTCGCCAAGGCTGACGACCCCCCGCTCTTTGGAGTCGATCTTCAGCGCCTTGCAAAAGCGCATGAACTGATCGAGTGGGAACTTCACGGATCAGACCGGCGACCCGTTCGCGTCAGTTCCTTCCACAGCAGGTTGTGCCGCAGCAGGTTCTGCATCAACTGCAGGCGCAGGCTCGACCGGCGTTTCCGTCACCGGTTGGTTGATGGTCACGTTACCCGAGGCGGCAACCGCGACCGGCGCGTCGATGGCCGCGACATCGGCCTCGAGCTGGGCGCGGCGCTCCGCATCCAGGTGGCGGGCCAGCAGGATCGCCAGATGCTCCTCGCTCGTCTCGATGAACGACTCGCCGCGCTGCATG